CTCGGCCTCGAGCGCGTTGAGGCTTCGCTCGCGCGCGGCGGTCTCGGCCTGGATCTCGGCTTCGATCTTCGGCCGCTGGGAGGGCGATGCGTTGTAGACGCGCCGGCGTCGCTCGAGATCGGCGATCTGCCGCGCAGTCTCCTCGCCGATCGCCAGCGGCTGTACCGGGCTCGGTGCAAGCGTGGGATCGGCAACCGACTGGGTCGGTGTCTGTACGGTCGGCCGGGCACGCTCGGCGACCTCACGTACCCGGTCATACTCCGCGCGCGCCGCGGCCATCTGCTCCTGCAACTGCCCGCGCACCGCGGTCGGCGCGCCATACCCGAAGCCGGGGATGACGGTCTCGGCATTGGGGTCACGGTAGAGCCGCGTCTCGCGATCGAACCGCTCGAGCCGCTCGACTGCCAGCTGAAGCGCGTCCTCGGCTTCGAGCACCGGATCGCGCACGCGCGGCTGGGAGGGGGCGAGCAGATTGGCGGCCCCGGAGATTGTGCCCTCGACGACCTGCAGTGTGACCCGGCCGATCGCGCCGCGGGCGAGATTGTCGACCAAGCGGTCCCAGGCGCGGCCGATCTCGTTGATGGAGCGCTGGGTCGGCGAGAGCGCCTGCTCGTTGAGGCCGCGGATACGGTCCTGGAGAGCCACGATCGCCACGCCATAGGCCCGGGACTTTTCGCCCTGCTCGGCGAGGAGCCGGATGTTCTCGCGCTGTGCGGGGTTGAGGAAACCGTTGAGGGCCCGATCGAGCTTGAGGATCGCGTCATAGCCGCCGGTCGCCACCTCGGCGAGCTGGCGGGCGGCCTCGCTGGCGCTCGTTCCCGTCGCCGCGGCCAGATCCGGCGCCATGCTGGCGAGGCGCGGGATTTCTGCGCTCGGCAGGCTGGGGGTGCGGATCAAGGTCGCGACGGTCATGCGCGCTTCGTCGCGTGCGACGCCGACATCGCGCAGCTTGTCGACGAGATCGCCGAGTTGGCCGGCCGTCAGCTGCCCCTGACGCCCCATCGCCGCGAGCGCCAGGTTGAAACCGCGTGCTTCGCCGGCCAGGTCGACGGCACGCGAGAGGATGATCCCAAGCGGGATGCCGACACCCGCGAGTGCTGCCGTAGCCGCCAGCGCCACAGGCGGGATTGCCCGAAACGTCGCCCCGATGCCGCCGAAGATCTGGGTGATCTGCGGGCCCTGCTGGAGCGCGATCGTCAGCGGGCTCATGCCCGTGGTCAGGGTCGTGAAGATGTCGTTGAGCTGGGGCTGCAGTTGGGCGAGCTGCTGGGCGGTGACGCGCGCACGCTGGCCTTGCGCCTCGACCGCCTGCCCGAACCCCCGCGCCTGGGTTCCGGCCGCGTTGAATTTGCGCCCGATCCCCTCGACGACGCTCGCGTACTCGGCCTGCGTCAACAGCCCTTTGCCGAGGAGTTCGCCAGCCCGGCTCTGTTCGCGCGCCGCCTGATAGCCCTCGGCATATTGCCGGCGCAGCCGCTCGGCCGAGCGGCCCAGCTTCTCCTGCTCGCGCTCGGTCTTGCGCGCCGAATCACCTGTTCCCTCCAGCGCGGTGCCTGCCTCGCGCGCCGCGGTCTTGATGGCCTCCATCGCCTGCTGGCCGGTGCGCCCGGCCTCGACGAGTTCGGCCTTGAAGCGCCCGCCATCGACCTGCAGGCGCACGGAGATGTTACGGTTCGCCATGCGTGCTCTCGTCCTCGCGCCTGGCGATGCCGCGCAGCAGGCCCAGCTCCGCCGCGGGCAGGAGTTCGGCAATGGCGGCCCGGCACACACCGAGCGCGTCGCCCATCACGAACACCGCCCCGAAATCCAGACCGACCGGCCCTACAGCCCCCATGCGCAGCTGGCCCGCGCAGCGCTCGAGGAGGTCCCACACCTGCCAGCCCTCAATGCTGGCCGGGGCCTCGCGGTCATAGGGACATGCCGGGCAGCGTGCCGTGCAGGCGGCGCAGTAGCCGGGCCCGCCCCCGAAATGCCATGCGGCGCGGGCGATCAGCCGTTTTTTTCCGCGTCGATCTCCGCGATCGGCCGGGCATAGAGCCGCTCGAAGGCCGCGGCCGCCTGCCAGATCTCCATCAACGCCTCGACGGCCCCGGGCGAGACCGGTGCGGGGGCGCCCGTGTCGTCGCCGACACCCTCCCAGTCGAGGATGGCGAGCCGGGCGAGCGCCTTGATGAAGGCGACACCGCGCAGCGCGTCGATGACCTCGCTTGCGGTCTCGCCGGCCGTATCGGCCCGGAGCATCGCCGACTGGGCGGCGAAGAAGAGCGCGGTTCCGAAGGGTCTGACCTTCAGCCGCACGCCTGGAAGCAGGTCGAGCCAATAGGGCTCGGATTTGAGGCCGAGGCGGATCATGGCGTGGCTCCGTAGGCGGCGACATCGTTCTTGAGGATCGCGGTCAGCATGCGGCCGAGCGTTGGATCCTTGGCGCCACGGAACTCGAAGGTGACCTGGATGCCGGCCGGACCTTCGATCGGAACCGAGGGCCGCGACAGGACGGCTTCGTGCAGGGTGAAGATCAGGCTGGTATTGGCGTCGCGCACATACCCGAAATCGAGGTCCATCGGCGTGCCAGCCGTCGCGGCTTCGATGAGCGCGGTGCCATCGACGCGCACGACGATGTTGCCGGTGCAGGCCGCCACCGTGGGCTCGGCGCCGTCGATCAGCCCGTCGGCGCGGATCGTCTCGATCCGGTCGAGGCCATTGCGATAGACGAGTTCGGCCGAGACCACGCGGCCCATCGCGGCGCCGTTGCGCCGGACTGTTCCCTGGAAGGAGCCGAAGCGCAGCGCGTTGTAGGGCGTGGGCGTGAGGTCGCGATCGACGCTGTCCGTGTGCTCGCCCTGGGCGATCAGCGAGAGCGTGGCGCTTGTGAGGCCGTCGCGGCGCAATGGCAGCGTAAAGCTGTCGACGCGCGCCCCGAAATGCGTGCGCCGCAGCGGCACGTCGGGATTGATGGCCTGCAGCGACAGGCTGGGGATCGCGGCACCGCCGGACTGGAAGCTATGGGTGAAGTTCACCGTGCCCGTGGTCGTGGGCTCGCCCAGCAGCGCCTTGAGCCAGAAACCGATCTGCCGCGCATCGCAAGGCAGCGTCACCTCGCCATCGCAGGTCAGCGCGCCCAGCACCGCCGGTGCCGGATCGCGGCCCTCGCCGAGCAGGTCGTTGTCGAGCAGCGGCTGTCGCGCGGACAGGCCGTAACGCGAGAAGCCGAGCCGATGATAGCCGTCGCTCGGCGGTGTCCCATAGGCCGTCTCGTAGGCCGCCAAAAGCCGCGCGTTCGCGCCAAAGCCAAGCGCCATGCCGGATCTCCTTCTTCGTCCATCGGTGGAGGCAGATGTTCAGGGTTGCCTTGATGTCTGGCCCGCCCTCGGGCCCTGCCCCATCGAAGTCTGGCGCACCGATCTCGATCTGATCGACCGTGCCGCCGAGGCTTGGGTCATCGGCGAGTGCGGCGCCGATCGCGATCAGCAGTTGGTCGAGTTGCTCATCGGGATCGGCCGACGCGGCGAACACTTCGGCGCGCGCCACATGGGTCCAGACATAGCTGACCGGCGAGAGCAGGATCGTCGGTTCGCCGATATCGCCGTCGCGCAGGATGATCAGCCCTTCGGCCGGGATGCGCTCGGGCCGCAGCCGGTTGCGCTCGATCTTGGCGAGGGGAACCGACTGCAATCGCGCATGCAGCGCCCGCAGCGCCAGTTCACGTTTGCTGGCCATTGCGGCTCACGCCGTCCTGCGCCTTCCACTCCCGCACGACCAGATCCGGCAGCCTGGCGCCCCAGGACTGAGCGGCTTCGCGCCAATCGAGCAGGCGCGGCATCTGGACCTGGCGAACGAGGATGAACATCACAACCCACTCTTCGCGTCGCCCCGTCCGAAGCCGGCGCTTGGTGGCCGGCTGGAAGCCCTTGCCGTTCTTCGCCCGCACCACGGGCAGCACGAGCAGAAGCACGCCGCGCCGGTTGGTCGGAACGAGTTCGAGGTCGCGGCCGAAGCCGCCGAATTTGGGGGCGTTCTGCATGTCGTCGGGCGTCATCCGGCGACCGCGGCCCTTCATCGGAACATTTTCTGTGGGAATGGCGAGGTAGCGCCCGCCCGCGCGACGGATCAGCGTGCCCTCGTCGAAAGCCGCGACGATGTCGGCTGCACCACCTCGTCCGCCCTTGCCCGGCCGCGCGAACACCCAGGCGGCAGCACTCAGGCTCCGGCCCTGCTCCGGGTAGACTTGCAGACGCACGGCATTGGCAAGTCGCCGCCCGAGCCCCGCCCCGTTGATCTGGGCGCGCAAGTCGCGCTTGATCCCCTCGCCCGCCTTGTGGATCGCCGCGGTCACCGCGGCTTCCGCCGCCTGGACCTCGCCGGCGAGGATCTTCGCGAGATCGCCATCGATCCGGACGTCGATCGTCATTGCGCCAGGACGTCGAGCCGCAGCACGAGCCCGCCCATAATCGGGGTCGGGGGCGCCTGGATGCGATGGACGACGCCCTCGACCTCGATCGTGTCGCCCTCGGCGATCGCGCCGGCCTCGGATACCCGTACATCCAGGAGCACGGCATCTTGCACGAGCTTGCTGCCGCCGAGTTCGAACCCCTGCCTGGGCTCCACCCGCACGACCTGGACCGCTTGCCCAGGGCCCTCGCTGCCACCGCGCCACAGGCCCGGCAGCGACAGGTTCGGATCGATGAACAGCCGGTCGAGGGCCAGGGCGAAGACGCTCACTGCCGGCGCTCCTGCAAGCGACCATCGATGCGCCGCAGCAACTCGAGTTGGGCGTTGGCACGCTCCTCGATCCGCGCGAGACGCTCGACGATCGCAGTGATCGCCCGCTGGTCCTCGTCGAGCCGCTGCTCGACGCGTGCTAGACGCTGCTCCTTGACCGTGAGCCGCGACTCAACCGACGAAAACCACCACACGAACCCGCCGAACTGCACGAGCAGCGTGGCGATCAGCGCCAGCGGGATGCGCCGGTCGATGGTCCAGTGCGGGTCCGGCAGTTCGGGCTTGTCGAGCGGCACCATCGCATCACCAGATCAGGGCAGATCAGTAACTGCCGTTCAGCCGGACACGCCCGACGATCTCGCTGGCCGCGCTGCTGACCGGCTCGACCGCAACACCGATGAGGGAATTGGTCCCCACGGTCTTGGTCGCCTCCTTGGCTGTGTTGTCCCAGTAGATGCGGTCGCCGACCGCCCAGGCCTGGGACGCGGTCTTCTTGAGATCGAAGACGCCGACCAGGCCGGCCTCGACGGCCTCGCCGCTGGCGGCATTCGCGGTGGCCACGCCGAAGATCGCGCCGACCTGCAGGCCATCGCCGGAATTGACCGCGTAGGGCGCTGCGAGCGTCAGGGCGCGGCCGGGCTGCACATAATTCTTCATCGAGAGTTCCTCTTCAAAAGACGAAGGGCGGCACGAGGCCGCCCTTTCATGTCCGATCGGCGATGGGGATCGGCGATCACGCGCCGGGGTTCCTGTAGAGGCCCCGCCAGTCGATCGCCTTGGCCCCGAAATCGAGACGGCACTTGATCTCGACGCCGTCGACGTCGAAGCCGTTGCGGGTCTCGATATAGGCGCCCTGCTGGCCCTCGAGATACGCGTACTCGATCGTGTCGATCTGGGCCGGGCTTGCGGCCAGGAACCAGGCGTTGACGCTGGCACTGTCCAGCCGCGGCTCGGCGATGACCGCGAGGCTGCGGATCGACTGCGGCACGACATCGGCCATCTTGGCCGGCACGATGTTCTGCGCCAGCAACTGCTCGGCCGCCAGTTCCAGCGCCACCGGCACCAGCAGGAAGCTCGGCCGGATGTTCAGCACGGTCTTCTTGTCGATGCCCGTCTGCTTGGCCATGGCCGCGCGCGCGTCACCGATGCTGGCCGTCGACAGCATCGCCCCGGTCGCCGCCAGGTTGCGATGCGTGGCGTGGAACAGCGCCGTGCCGTCGCCCATGGTCGGGTTCGAGACCAGGATCGCCCAGACGATGTCGCTTTCGAGGGTGGCGATCGCGGTGCCGTACATGGCCGGAAGGCGGGTGAAGGCGTCGAGGTCGTCGTTGATGATCGTCTGGCGGGTGATTGCGACGACCCGGCCATAGGTCTCGACCCGGTAGCGCTCGCGCGCCTCGCCGATCGTGCCGCGCTTGAACTCGCCGGACTCGCTCACCTTCTGCAACTGCGGCGCCTCGCCGAGTTGCACGCGCGCGATGTCGCGGAAGTCCGATGCCTGGACCTGGCGGCAGAAGGGGCGGAAGGTCTGCGGGTAGGCCTCGTAGGCCTGGCGCAGCGTCTTGTTCGTGACCGCAGCCAGGATCTCGGGGAAGTCCGAGGTCGAGTGCAGCGCACGGGTGGCGATCTCGTCGCGCGACATGCCGCGGACATTGACCCCGGCCGAGGTCAGGAACTCGCGCGAGAGTTCGAGCAGTGTCATCCCGCGATAGGACCGCGCCGGTTCGTCGAGGCTGAAGAGCGAGGGGCTGTAGCGGTGCAGGAGCGCATTGGTCACGGCCTCCCGCCGGGTGAGCCGCTCGTCGCGGCCGCCCAAGGGGGTGGCGACCTGCGCAAAGCTGCGCGTCTCCTCGCTGCGCGCCGCCACCTTGTCGAGGATGACGCGACGCGCCTCGTCGAGTTCGACACCTCGTGCGACAAGGTCGTCGGCGAGCGCGCGCTCGAGCCCGAGCCGTCCCGTGAGATCGAGGATCGTTGCCACCCGCTCGCGCTCGGCGCTCTGGGCCTCGGCGATCAGGGTCTGGGTATCGGCGTCCGGCGCAGGCGCCCGGGTCACAGCCTCGGGCGGTGCGGCGATGGGCGCGGGCGTGGTGATGGTCTCGTCCATGGAGGTCCTCTCGTTGCTGGAGACGTCGTCCCGGTCGACGACGCAAGGGGTGAGGTTCTCGACCGCACGAAAGCCGGCCGCCGGGTCGGCCCCGACGGGGACCGCGGAAATCTCGAAGGGGGTCCAATCGACCGCGCGCCAGAGCTCGGGCGCATTGGCCGGCCGGCTGACCTCGAAGCGATGGACCTGGTAGCCGATGGAGACGGCACGCAGATGGCCGGCACGGATATCCGCCCAGATCGGCTCGACATCGGTACGCTGGCTGAAGCGCACGCGCGCGATGCCCCGCCCCTGGTCGATCCGCGCAGTCCCTGGGACGACCGAGCCGATGACGGCATCGAGGGTTCGCGTGTCATGGACCTTGAGCAACGGTCCGCCGGCGTTGAGCCGGTCCAGGCGAACGCTGCCCGGATCCATGCTCAGTTCCTCGTCGAAGACCTCCCCGAAGAGCGGCTGGCGCCGCACCCGAGCACCGGTCGACCAGACCACCTCGATCGAGCGGTCATCCTCGTCGAGCGTGGCCGGCAAAAGGTCAGCTGCCCGGCGCAACGCCGGCAGGTCGATCGTGCCATGCATGGGATTGTCCTTATGCGGAAGTCAGACCCGGATCGGCCTGCATCACGCCGGTCTTGGTGAC